GCACGAATCGAGATGCTCGCCTTCGGCGTCCTCGATCACGAAACCGTAGACATCACCCTGAAGCCATTGATCATAGATCTTGACCTCACAACGCAGCACTTCGAGCACGCGCTCATGGATCTCGGGCGTCACGTCGGTGACGTTGTACTCCTTCAGGATCTTGACCTCCTCGACGTAGATGACGCCGACCTGTCCCGAGTCCCATGGGCACGAGAATCCTGTCGTGTCCATTGTCATGCCTGAGTGTTCGTACAGGTACAGAGGCAATACGACCCCGCCGCGCTTCTCGATCTCGACTGCGTCTTCGACGGTCGTCTGCGCATCACGAGATTGCTTGTCGCCCAAGTTAGAACGACGGTGCCAGCACACCATCGTCCCGAGGTTGTCCCATTCACGGGGCGACATCGGATCCTGGTCTTGGATGATCTTGATCGTCCGTCCGTTGTGCTTCTCTGTTTTCACAGCTTCCACATGCCCTCCTTTTTTGCGGCGCGGTGATGTAGCGTTGCGATCAAAAGGGAACGTCCGAGTCATCGCGCTCCTCCATTCGTCGGCGCTCGTCTTCGAGATCTTTCTCGAGTAGGCGCACGTAGCTCTTGATCGCATCTTCGAGACACGAGGCCGGTGATCGATCGTCGGTTGTGCCCCAGTTCTCGATCTCGCCCACCGCGTTCATGAGTCGATCGATCCATTCCTCTTCGATGCCGATGGTCACCTCGACACGTTTGCTCTTCTCGCTCATCGGTTCGCTCATGCTCGCCTCTTTTCGATTGCAGTGAGCGCCGCCTTCTGCGCCAAGTCGCGAGACTGCTCGGCCACGATCATCAGTCCTCGAAGCACACTGATCTTGTGACGAGGGTGCTTGTCGTCATCACCTTCGATGCGTTCGGCGAGCGCTCGATACCACTCCGCGTCTTCGGCGGCCTTCTCGGCCTGAACTGCTGCAAGCGTGCAGCATGGGTCCCACTGTCGTGCGCGTTCTGCGGCAGCTGCCGCATGGAAAGCCTGGTTCTCGGCTTGTCGAATCCGATTGATCAGTCTCATGTCATCCCTCCGTTGTGAAAATCGAACGTCAAATGCAAGAGCTAGCGCGCCTCGACCACGAACGGACCCTTGGGCCCGATCGCTTGCTCCCCGGCGTGGAAGCGGCGCAAGAGCGCCCACACTGCGTCGCGCTCCGTCACCGGAACACTGTTCGTCTTGTTCTCCTTCGACCACTCCCGTCCACGGACGGCGCGCCATGCGTCGGTTGACGCTGGCGAGTACGGCGACTTGACGACGAAGCGGCCACCGACCACCGACACGACGATCTTGGGCTCCGTCGACGCCGACTTACGCCGCCGACCTTCGGGCGACATGGGCGTCGGTGCAGGCGTGATAGCCGGCGAGACCGGCGCAACCGGCGAGACCGGCGCAACCGGCGCAACCGGGCGTGCGATGACCGCGTCGACCGCTTGCCACAGTGTACGGATCTCTCCCCGAAGCGCGTTGACCTCGGCCTTGAGCGCACCGACTTCGTCGATCGGTGCGGGTGCCGGCGTCGGTGCTGGCTTCGACGCCTCGACGCTTGATGGATGCGCCGGCATCGGAGGCGCAGTGAGCGCCGCCTTGATCGCGTCCGCTGTGGACGTGGACGCAGCCTTTGGTGTCGACATCGGCAGCATGACGCCGCCGATCGGCCCGACAGGCGTACCCATAAGACCTGAGTGATTCGGTTTGTTCTTGGCTGTGTGCATGTCATCCCTCCGGCGTCGAAACGCCTGTTATGCGCTAGCCTATGACATAATGAGCTAGCGTTGTGATGCTAAACCTCAACTGCAAGAGGCAAGAGAAACCGGTCTCGGGTCGTGAACCCGCGTCGGTCGTGAGCCGATGACCGGTGAGAGGTGGGATCGACCGTTCGAGTATTCTTTGAGAGCGAGCCGGGGCTCTCGAAACAACGCTCGAACGTTGGCCTGAAACGTTAGGCGAGCCTCTGGCCCGAGTGCTCGCCTCTGGATACACATGTCATATTTCCTCCGTTGTGACGTGAGACTCAAGAGGCAAGACTCAAGAGGCAAGAGCGCGCGATGATGTAGCGAAAACCGATCTATCCCACGCGACGTTGTGAGACTGTGCGTGAAAGAGCGGTCCCGCCGAGCTCGCCGAGCTCATACTCGGGCTCGGTCACATCTTCGCAGTCTTCGAGATCTTCATCGTCGACACCGGCGTACGCCGTCATCGCAGCGCGGATCAACTCGCTCTCGGTCACGCCGGCCGAGCGCACCCAATACTCGTGGGCCTCAGTGTACGTGCGCTCGGCCTCAGCGATCATGTCTTCTCGCCGGCCGTCGGAACGCTCGGTCTCGGCTTCATCCTCGAGTCGTTGTGCGTGCAGGCGCAGTGCTTCCGAGTAGGCTCCGTTCAATTCGCGTTCGAGTTTCATGGTCATCCCTTCAATGGACACACGTATCCCGTGCGTCGGTTGTGGCTGTCGGTTGTCGGTTGTCGGTTGTCGGTTGTCGAAGGCGAGCGCGAGCCTCAAGAGGCAAGAGGCAAGAGGCAAGAGCAAGCCGCAAGAGGCAAGAGCGCTAGCTCGTGATGTGTGCAAGCGTCGAGTGCAGGAGCCCGAAGATCGGTGCGAGGATCGAGTACGCGCCGTAGAAGAAAACAACGTGCACGAGGATCGAGCCCGCGTTGATATCTTTGAGTGCTTTCACTTTTTTCCTCCTAGTAGAACGCCGAAAGGCGTTCTGCGGCTGTTGCAGCGACTGTTGCGTAGTGACGGTCGCGCGAGTCGCCCTTCTCGGCTCGCAGATCTCGGGCGATCTGGCGCAAGCGCTGGTGCCCATCAGGCGCGCACATCGCCTCGGTTACCTCGGCGCGTACCGCTGCGTGGTATGAGAGCGCGCTACACGCCGCGCTCAAGTCAAAGATTGCCCGTGCATATTCAAGCCCCATGCTCATGCTTCCTCCGTTGTTTGAAGGCACTCACTGAATGGCGAGTGCAAGATGATGCCCTTGGTCCGTTGCGAGCGGACCGTGCTCACGCATGCAGGGCAAGGGAAGGCGTACGTTGTGACATACACCTTCCCTGTCCGTTGTCCGTTGTCCGTTGTGTTTGCCGCTGTCCTTTTGTTCGCGGAACAGGGAAAGAGCGGCTCCGACAATCGTCTGTCACTTGTCGGATTCGTCCCTGGCGTTCAAGGATTCACTTGTTTTTCCAGAATCCTTGCGCCATTCCCGACACCACTATCGCGTTACCCCACAATAGGCCGCTTGCAGTGTCGGTTATCGATCACAGGGGAGGAACGCCTTCGAGTATGGATAGACTACTCCCACCTACCCACGGTGAATCTGTCGACGGACAGATCTCGAGGTACTCAGTGGTTTGAAGGCGTACGTTGACCTACACGTGTGTTTGGGTTGCTGTCCGTTGTCACCTGCGGATGCGTACGTTGTCCGTTGTGGGCGTAGCCGTACGTTGTCCGTTGACGGGTAGCAGATCCCGACACTTTGCATGTAGGAGTATCCCTGTAATCGTATTTAGTTTTCAAGTTTGGAGCCATCGAAGGTCACTTTGCGCTATAATCCCAGTGACTTAGGGGATCTTGAGACCAGGTCCATACTCCGCATACCTATTGTAGGTTTCGGCTGTCGAGTGTCTTATCTCACACTCCCGGCAGGACGGCAAGGGTAACCCCGTTAAGGGAACCCCTGGTTAGCTATTCGGCGCGCATCAATCGGGTGAATAACTCCCCGAATTGACTGGACTTTTGGCCCACGTGTGGCGCACCTTACTTCGTCTTTCGGTATCGGATACCCTGTCGGGAGCTTGACCGCATAGGGTCAAGCCCGACCACGTTTACCCTCTCATCCTCGTTTACCCTCTCCAATCCCCTCGTTTACCCTCTCCAATCCCCTCGTTTACCCTCTCCAATCCCCTCGTTTACCCTATGCGTTGACCGCTTCCTTGACTCGTTTCGAGGCCTTAGCTGCACGTCGCATTTCACTGCGATCCTTGGCTGGGATCGCAGTATGGCACGCGGCAAGTGCCGCGCTGGCCAGCGTCCCGATTGTAGCGATCTGACCCGCTTGCCGAGCAATTGCTGCGATCGACAGTGTCTCACGCTCAATCTTGCGATCGCGGGATGCAATCGCACGCTCGCTAGCTTTGACTGGATCGCTAGCCTGAATCCCAAGCGCGACCGCTTGATCCAAGGTCACACCCGACACTTGAATCAAGCCAGCGATCTTGGCGTTACGCTTCTCAGCGCGCACCTTGGCGCTCGAGACCACAGTCTCAACCGATGGTGTCTCACTAGCCAGCGTATCCAGGCCACGGCGCTCGAATGCCGCGCTAACTTCTGCCCCACGTTTCGACGCATGATCCTGGTGAGGTTTTGCCGCATCCGACGAAACCAAACCCTCGAGGATTGACGTCGAAAAAGCTGCAAGCTCGCTAGCCAGCGAAACAGAAACATTGACTTTGCTTTGTTTTTTCATGGTATACCCCAAGTCAGACCTAACTACCCGCCAAGGTGGATCCTTGACTTCGTTTAGCGCCCGACAGGGTAACCGATACCTAGCTCCTATTCCCACACAATCACCGGTATCAACCGACCAGTAGCATCGCCCACACCCGAGTATTCCCTACTGGCACCTGATCCCTGCTTCCCTGGGGTCTCGCTATCTCTCAGAGTCTAGCGACTCTGATCGTTTCCGACGCACATACAACCACACCCTTGTGATTGCAGCCTGTAACGGAAGGTTTCTCCCCTGATAGCGATCCTGGCCCTGATCAATTCCGGACATGGTGCCGGGGATCAGGTGGATCTCAGTGCCACGACTCACGCGAGTGTGGGACTCCTAGCCGAGGGCCCTAGTATGGCCCTCAAACCGATGATCGTATGCAATTGTCAGAGAACGGGGGATCACAACGCTAGCAATGCTAGCGTTAATAGTCAACCCTGGGGATCGACTAGTCCGAGGGCTATGGCGATTGACACGCAACCCATGAGGGTCACGACGCCTAGCGCCACCGCCACACTCACTAGCTCGACCATCAACATTGCACACTAGGCGAGCCTATCTAGCTACCGCAGCAATGATAGAATTCATCAGGTTTATACAGCCTAGGAATGATTAAGAGAACACCGCGTTAGAGGGTTCCGCAACCTATACAGACTCGAGGCACTGAACACCAGGTGAATTCGTATTTCCCTTTTGATTACTCAGGCTTGGGTCCTGAGGCGTTCCACACTACTTAGGCCTATAATCCTCGACAATAACCGGGTTGAATAGGCCTAACTACTTGGATTTATAGCACGTTTCACGGATCGATTGCGGCACCATGCGTCCCCATTGCTGGCATATCGTGCCATACCATCAACGCTAGCTATTCAGCCCTACCGCGCTCACCTAGTATGGGAGCCCGATCCATGCGCGGGACCTGTGCCGCGGGATACATGCTACGCCTTCGATTCATCGCCCCTCGGCTCGCGAGCCCACCCCAAGCCCAGCCTACCCCATGCCAAGGGTTGGCATGTCATATGCCATATCAACCCACGATCCATGCCATGACTTGGCATGACATATGCCATATGACATCATAAACCGTGCCACACCCCGATCTATGTTTTCATTGACATATGTCATATGCCACACGTTGGCATGCACCCCACCTTCAATGGTTACGCTTGGCATGTATTATGACATAGCAAGCCCCATGCCAAGGGTGGGGCATAGTCAGAAACCCTTATTCGGCCGCTTAGGACCTATCCAAAGCGTGTACCTCGCATGCGAGCCATGTATGCGCGTGTGGGACGTTCCACGTGAAACGTCCGTATGCGTATGCGCGCGTCTATGAGAAAAAGACCGGTTAGTCGGTTGTTTTCTCCCCGTGAGTTCTCCCGATGCTGTGGTAATGTCGCCCTTGATGAGCCCGATTCTGTCCAGTTCGAATCCGCTGATTCTGCCGGATCGTTGGCCGGTTCTTCGGAACTTGATCGCGCGCGAGAACTGCGCCTTTTACGCCTCTGAGTTTTTGCGCGGACCGTCGGAGCCTCCGTACAACGGAAAGTTCTTCGCTGCGCGTCACCACGAGGAGTGGGCCGAGCTCGCGAATGATTACAAACGGCTTTGTATTATCGCCGCTCGTGGACACGGAAAGTGCCAGCCGTATTGGCGAATGGTGCTCAGCGCAGATGGTTCCCGAATACCGATTGCACGGTGGACTGGCGGCGACATCTTTGCCTTCGATGAACGAACCGAAAAGTTCGTCCGATCGTACTCACCTCCTGCGCAACCAAACGGCTTCAAGATTTGCTATCGCATTCGAACACGCACTGGCCGAGAGACTGAGGTAACAGCAAATCATCCACTGCTTACGCAAGAACGCGGCTGGGTCGTTGCGTGTGAGCTCAACATTGGCGAGAAGATTGCTGCGCCTCGCGAGCTCGAGGTATTTGGTGACGCCACACCACCAAGCCCGTGGCTTCTGGGTCTCATTGTCGGCGATGGTACACTCAATGAAGGCTGCTCACCTTCATTCACAAGCGGTGACCAATACGTCATCTTCGAGGCAACACGCGAAGCTGAAGTGCGAGGTTGGTGGCTCACAAATCGCGGCCCGCTTGGTTTTGCGATTATAGGCCCAGGGCAGACGCACGAAGAGAAAGCGAAGCACTGGCTCCGTGAGCTCGGACTGCTAGGAACAACTGCTCCGACGAAGCACGTTCCCTCAATCATTTTCCAGTCGACAAAGAAAACAGTCGCTGAGTTCCTTGCTGGTTATCTCGACTCTGACGGCAGTGTGAACATGCATGGAGGAGGCGCTGTTGAGTTCTATTCGGTAAGTGAGCGCCTGTTGCGTGAAGTTCAGCACCTCCTTATTCGTTTCGGCGTGACCGCGACGCTCGCACCGAAGAAGGGCAAGTACAAAGGTGAGACGCATTGGAGTTGGCGTCTGACACTACGCGGGCAGAACGTGCTTCGTTTCGCTAAGTACGTTCATCCACGCGGCGCGCGAAAGGATCAACTCAACGCGCTCGTGCAATATCTTGAGCCGCGGGCTCGTGCGCTGCCTGATGAAGCCGTGCTCTGGGATGAGATTGAGGAGCTTGAGAACATCGGTGAGCACGAGACCTGGGCGATGACAGTTCCAGGTCTCGAGAACTACGTCGCGGACGACATCGTCCAGCACAACTCTTTCTTCTGGACGTTCGCGTACCCGCTTTGGATGGCCGAGCGATACCCCGGGCGTGAAGGCTACATCTTTTCTGCGTCTCAGCCGCAGGCCGAAAACATCCTCATTCGCATCATGCGCGAGGTCGAGCAGAACCCGAAACTTGCGCACTTTAGACCGAAGACATCAGTGAAGACATCAGCGGGGACCTCGAACAAACGATGGTCGGCGAAGACGCTCGAGCTCGGGAATGGATTCACGATTCACGCGCGTGGCTATGGCACAAAAGTTCGTGGTGGCCACCCGGTGTTCATCTGCCTCGATGACATCCTGAATGATGAAACCGCCTTCTCGGAGACCGTTCGAACGAAGGAGATCGATTATTTCTTCAGCGCCGTCACCAACATGATCGAGCCGACAGGACAGATCGTGATGGTAGGAACGCCGCAACACAACAACGACATATTCGGCGTGCTGAAGAAAACGCCGAGCTACACCGTGAAATCGTATCCGGCAATCCAGCCTGATGGGACTGCGCTTTGGCCCGAACGTTTCTCCCGCCCGGAGCTCGATAAAATCCTCGACGAGATCAAGACGCTTCGTTTCTCGCGCGAGTTCATGTGTGAGTCGATCTCCGATCTTTCGAGCCTGTTTCCACTCGCGATGTTCAAGGGCGACCCCGTTGAACAGTTCAACGCCAAGCTCGGTGTTGGATGGAAATGGTGGCGCGAGCGCGGTGTGTCGCAGATCTTCATGGGTGTCGACTTCGCGCTCTCGACCGAGACGGGCATGGATTACACCGTCATCTTCGTCCTCGGCGTCGACGACTTCGGCAATCGTTGGGTCATCGACATTATCCGTGATCGTGGGCTCAGCTTCGGAGAGCAAAAGTCACGCATTGTTGATGCCGCCCGAAAGTACAGACCGACCCTTATCCTCGTCGAGTCTGTGCAAGCGCAAAGGATCTTCGGCGACGAGCTCATTCGTACAACCGACCTTCCTGTTCGTCACTACGTGACAGGTTCCGAGAAACACACCCTTGACCGTGGGCTCCCGTCGCTACGCGTCCTCCTCGAGAACAGAAAGATTCGTATCCCTCGTGGAGACGAATACTCAATCGGACTCACCGATATCTGGATCGAGGAGATGCGAGCGCACTCATTCTCGAGCGGCAGGATCTTCACGACCGCCGAGCACGACGACACCTGTTATGCGTTTTGGATTTGTGATCAGGCTGTGCGCAACGGGAACTTTGCCTTTTCCTTCGGTGAAGAGGAAGGTGACGAGACCGCCTACAACGAGATGATGGATGCGACACTCAATCCAAGTGAAGATGAAGATGAGTGGGGTGATTTCATTCCAGGCGCTGTCGCCCGTCGAGGTCGCCCGAGGCGGATCAACGCCGGGGTCATCGATGTTGATGAGGTGATTGACGAAGAGGATAATCCGCGCGATGGACACAGTATGCCGAAGCTCGTAGGGCAGAGGCCGAGCGCCCAAACGAAGGATTGGCGCCCGAAGGATCAAAGTCCGAAGGCGACGGACTTCTTTGGTTTGGGCGGGCGGTAACGATGTCCTTCACCTTCCATCCCGAGCACACACGCATGCGGATCCCCGGCCAGGTTCCGAGACTTGATCCTGAGCTCGATCGAACACTCGAGCTCCCGCCGGTGTATCGACTCGACAAAGATGTCGCAGCGGGTGTTCCTGCAAAGTCGATTCTTCGCGCGCAGACAGTCGCGACTGATCTTGGTCTTCCGTGCGGCGTTGAATTGAGCCTCACCGGTCTCGTAAAAACACTCTCGCAGGGCTCGGTGAATGAAGTCGACTTCCGCCGCGGGATGATGACGCACCTCATCACCGAACGTTATGAGCCGGCACTAAGGCGCGCGATCCTTTCGCGTGCACTCTCGTTCTTTAGGTCTTCACGACCGAGCGCAACGACAACGGTCGCTACGCAAGTGTTGCGCACGTCGCGCCTTCCTGGCGCAAGAACTGACGGTCGCTACTCGATGCAAGAAAAAGCGCCCGCGCCGGCTCCGAACGAAGACCTCGAGCGTGGATCAACGCGCGGTGGCAAGTATCATCGCCGTGTGCCGGTCGGCGACGGCAAATACAAGTACGTCTACGACGAGTCGGCGTACAAGCGAATGCCGGGTGCACATGTCGAAGGCAAAAGCGCGCGCGATGAATATCTTCAAGCTGCGGTCACGCGCATTCTTGCTGGCGGCGGAGAAGATGGTTGCGCGCCGAGCTCGTTCTCGGGGCTCGTGCAGAAGCATGGCGCGAAGACGATCGCCGGTGTGCTCGCCGCAGTGGGCGCCGCACATGTCGATGGTCGCGTTCGACGCAAATCAATGAGCAAATGCGTTGTCAGCGCGCATATGGCGAGCTTCGGCATCGAGTACGAAGAAGCGCTCTGGAAGGCCGCCGCCTTTGGCGAGCTCGAGCTCTCAAAAGCTGAGCCCGAACAATTGCCGACTGCGGCGCCAAAAGGTGCTGTTGGTGGCGGACCGAGTCCGAAGAAGCTTCCTCCTGGGACGCGGCGCATCTGGCACAACCGAATTGTCGAGCGCGGCGTCGACGACAAGTGGCACGTCGTCGGGCACGTCGCAGGGCTCGAGGATCCAGGGAAGGTCGACCCGCTCGCTCCGCATGAGATCGACCCCGAGCACTTGAAGGAGCTGATCGCCAAGATCAAAGGGCTCCTCGGTCACGAAAAGGAAAAGCACGACCTCATTCATTCGCCGATCCCCGGCCCCGAGCCCGAGGAAGCAAAACCAAAAAGCAAAGCGCAAGAGCTCGAGAATCCGAATCCGAAAGTATGATCAAGATAGAAAGTAAAATGTCAGAGGCCGACGCCAATGATCACGCGGCGAGCCTCGTCGGCGTTCCGGACGGAAGCATCAACCTTCGCTTTGCTGACTTTCGTTTTGCGGTTGAGAAGTTGATCGAGCAAGTGCGCGTGCTCGGCGACGGTGCAAGTCGCAACGACAAGGATGGTATCGACGAGCTCGGGCGCAAAGCGTATCAGCTCCTTCTCGAGATGCACGCGCGTGGGGCGCCGTTACCTGTGTACATCGATCTTCCTTCCATCGTCTGGGAGTTGAAGTCCGATGATTTCGTGCTCTCGGTCTCCGTTACGATTATGGTGAATCAGTTGGACTTCACCTTGACAGGCACGGCGATCGGATACTCCGGCCTCGAGCAGGGCCACTTTCGAAGCACGCTGCGAGAGTTCGCGCGTTATGCGTTTCTTGCCTTCCAAAAGAGAGACGCCCGTTACGAAACCTCCTTAGACGAGGAGGAGTGCTGATGCCGATCGGAAGTGTCAAAAGTCCGGCCGATGAGCGGGACTGGGAAGAAGCCAAGCGTGAGGCGCAGGCCACAAAGCCTGACGACTTCTATGCGCTCGCCATGCACATCTTTCAGGCAAAGAAGAAGGCGAAGACGAACGTCAAAAAGAGCGGCGATGACGAGAACGGGCACGAAGATCAGCTTCCAGGAGGACGCGCCGACAAAAAGGCGCCCGCCGACTTCGATGTCGACGCGCTTGCAGAAGGCACGAAGCACGAGCTCGAACACACGAAGAATGAAAAGCTCGCGCGCGAGATCGCGATGGATCATCTCGCCGAGGACTCGCGCTATTACGTGAAGCTTCGTTCGATCGAAGTCGAGAAGGCCGCGAATCCGATCACGCGAGAAGACGCCTCACCACAAGATGTCAGCCCGAACGATCAGCTCGATCGCGGTGCTGACACCGAACGCCGCGTGCGTCCGCGATTTGTGATCGGTTCGAAGCCAAGTCCGATCGGTAAGAGCGACACGCAAGAACCTACATCAAAAGCTGAGCATACCGACAATCGTCGTAAGCAGAACGCCCAGCCACATAATCGTGCGGCACGGCGCGCGTATATGAAGACCGAGGAAGGTCGCCGAGCGAACAGAACAGCGCAAGAGAACTACCGGAACGCGCACCCCGAACGTGTTCAAGCGCAGCACGAGGCAAGGTCCGAGCACGGAGAGTCGAAGGGCTCTGGGCACAAGTGCGCGACTTGTGGTAAGCCCGCGATGCACAAGCATCACGCGAATGGTTACGGTGACGGTGATGGTGCAAGAATTCGATGGCTGTGTCATGAACATCACGTCAAAGCGCACCATCCAAAGTCTGATCTTGGGGAGAAGTCGATGAGACCGTCCTTCTACATCAACACCAAGACCAGGAATAAACTCTTCGCTGCGTTCGGAATCGACCCTCTCCGCAAAGGTCAACTAGAAGAGCAACCGCAAGACGGTCTTCAGATCACTAAATCATTCACCAAGAAATTAGGAATTGAAGTCTCATCTAGATCAGGTGAGAAAAAGGAGAAGTCCATGTCGGTCAGTGTCTTCGAGCAGATCATGAAGGGCGCTATTTTGGATGGTGTGGGCGTTGTCGCTGAGCGAATGGGCGCCGTCGAGCTGAAGCGCGAGATCGCCAAAGCCGAGATGTCGTACGCCGAATCGATGATGCGCGCGGCGAATGCCGAGGCGTTCATCGCTGATCTCAAGAAGGGACTGCCGCCCTGGCTCAAGGACAAAAAGAAAGACGGCGACGGCGGCAAGGACGCCGAGGACGACAAAGACGACGAAGACGGCAAGGACGAGGCAAAAAAGGCCGGACTTCCTCGTGGATACGGCACGTCCGCCCGTCAGACCGGCGCGTCGAAGCGCGGCGTCGATGATGAAGTCGGCGAGATGAACGAAGACGCCGAGAAATCCGAGAAGTCCGAGAAATCACTCGAAACAATCGGACGCGAGGGCGGCGAAGCAGCGCTTGAAAAGGCGATGCAAGAGGCTTTTGCTCGCGCGACCGAAGCAAGGAATCGTATCCGCGAGCTCTCGAAGGCGCTCTCCACGATTGAACACGGCGAAGCCGGCCAGTCGGGCGCAGCGGCGATCGGTGCGAGCCAGACTTCGGCCGCACTCGGTGGGACGCAGGGCGCCGGAGACACATCAAACGCAGAGCCGTTCGGCTCGCTCAACTCCATGAATGGAATGCCGTCTGTTGATGCCAGTCAAAGTGTGCTGCTCTCCGATGATGATCGCGAAAGTGCCGCGCAGATGTCTGACGGACAGGGCGCGCTCGAGCGAACGATGACGCACGGTTCGTCTGGGCTCAATACAAGTGTCGGCGAGGTTATGGGCGGCGACATCTCCGCTGGATCGGGCATGGCAAAAGGAACACTCGGTCGTATGGGCGCGCTTGGCGGTGGTGCTCAGCAAATGATGAGCGCAGCGAATGCGCAGCACGCAGTGAGCCTCGGCTATGGCGTGCCGCCTCCAGCACCGGCACCGACAGATCGTTCTCGTGGTCGTGAGTTCGCGCAGGGCATGGTGCACTATTCGACGAGCGAGGACGTTCGTGTCGCAGACCTCATGTCGAAGTCGAGCACGGGCGGTGCAGTCGGCCAGGGTGGATCGGTCTACGGCGGAGCAACAGGCGAGCCCACGCTCGACCTTCGGGCGCCGCTTCTCAAGAGCATGACGTGCGCCCTTTGCAAGAGCTCGGTGCCGGCGATGTTCGCGCGTTGTCCGGCATGCGGCAACGATCATGCGACAGGCAGCACCGCCAGTCACGGATCGACGGCGCTCTCGAAGTCGGTCAAGGACAGTCTTCGCGGGCCTGTTGATGCACCAGTTGTTCTTCCGAACGGCGTGCTTGCAATCGATTAAATTCGGCGCGAGAGACAATCTTTGACCGTGCTTTGATCGTGTCGTGCTCTTGCGATTCCGCAAGAGATAAGAGGCTACTGTGGGCATCCGAGATCGAATCATCAAGCTCGTCGGCGACGTGTCGCAAAAGGCGATCGATCTTGCGACACGATCAAAGATAGCGATGGCAGCAGCGTCGTCTGCTTCGAAGCCTTCGGTTGAGCAGACGAACGGAAGTCACGACACGAAGCGAAACGTCAAGACTACGGACCCCACATCCAATTTCAACTCGAGCTCGACACAGTTCGATGCCGCTGAGCTCGCGAAGGCGATGCGTGACGCAGTTTGGGGTGGTCAGCTCGGGAATATTGCAGGACCAGAAGCGGGCGGCGCCGGTTTCGCTGCTGCGGATCGGTCGTTTGCGGGCTTTGCAGAGCCGCCAGCGATCGAGGCGGGCATGGTCGGCCAGGCGTATCCAGGTCTCTCACTTGCAAAGGCAGATGGTGTGCCGACAGGCCCCGCGGTCGACGATCCGAAGGCGCTCTACTGGGACCCGTTCGCGCTTGTTCAGCAGCTCGGTTTCAGAGAGCGGCCCTCCGCGATTACGTACGCGACGTTGAGCTCGATGGTATGGCGCGTGCCGATTGTGCAGGCGATCATTCAGACGAGGATCAATCAGGCGTCATCGTTTGCGACACCACAGCACTACAAGTTTGAGACCGGCTTCAGGGTCAAGATGCGTGACGCCGAAGCAAAGCCGTCGCCCGCCGACAAGAAGTTCATCAAATCGATGGAACGTATGATCTCGAACTGCGGTGTCGAGACTGGAAGCTTCTCCAACCGCGATTCATTTGAGACGTTCATACGTAAGATCGTGCGCGACAGTTTGACGTATGATCAAGCCAATTGGGAAATTATACCGGGGCGTGACGGTCGCCCCGCAGAGTGGTACGCAGTCGACGCCGCAACAATACGTCTTGCGGACACCGCACGGCTCTACCCCGACGATAATCCGGATCGTGTAAGGACAGTTCAGATCTACGACAACGTCATCATCGCGGAGTTCACTGCGTCCGAGATGGCGTTCATGGTTCGGAACCCGCGTACGGATATTCGCAGCTACGGCTACGGAGTCTCGGAGCTCGAGATGACCGTCTCAGCGATCACCGCGATCCTCTGGGCCTGGCACTACAACTCAAATTTCTTCTCCCAAGGCTCGGTCGCCAAGGGTCTCCTCAATCTCGTCGGCGCCATTCCCGAGAAGCAACTGCGTGCGTTTCGACGTCAGTGGTATCAGATGGTGTCCGGCGTTGAGAACGCGTGGCGAACGCCGATCACCAACGCCGAAAAGGTCGAATGGATCGACATGCACGCGAGCAATCGCGACATGGAGTTCTCGGCGTGGATGGACTTCCTGATCAAGGTTGTCTCGTCGGTCTACGTGATGGACCCCGTCGAGATCAACTTCAAGTACGGCACGTCTGCCGCGAGGTCGATGTTCGAGGGCGCGCAGAGAGCTAAGTCGCAAGAGAGCCGTGAGAGAGGACTGAAGCCGCTTCTTCGTGCGATCGGACGTGAGATTGATCGAAACATTATCTGGCCGATCAACTCCGAATTCACGATCGAATTCCTCGGCCTTGAGAGCCAGACGCCAAAAGAGCTCGCTGACCTCATGACTCAGCGCGTTCGGACGATGTACACCATCAATGAGATCCGTGCCGAGAACGATATGAATCCGATCCCTGACGGTCTCGGCGATATCATTCTTGATGCAAACTGGATGAATGCCCGGTCGCAAATGCTTCAGCAGAAGCAGCAACAGGAAGAGCAACAGCAGATGCAAATGCAGCAGCAAGCGCAGATGCAAGCTGCAAGTGGGGGCGGCGGCGTGAACGAGCTTGAGGGTCTGCTCGCACAGCTCGAAGGTCGCGCTCCAAAGCTCGGAGCTCCGACCTCGGGATCAGGTGGCAAAAAGGACGACGCGTCCGGGAAAGAAACGCAAACCATATCAGCAAAGCCCGGCTCGATTCCTGCGCAGACCGATAAACAGATCGCTGCTGAGCTTCAGGGTGAAGGAACGTCGCCAATCGAGGCGAGTATGAAATCGCCGCAAGACCCGCTCTTGAAATCGGCATCGATCATCGAGATTACTTTGTAGGAGCCGCCATGCGCGTTAGGCACACGATCAATCCATTTATCACCGACGACGCTGAGGGGAAGGACATCCTCTTCGGTCTCGATGCGGACAAGGCCGAGGTCGTCGTCGACGGGATGCAGCGTTACGTGTCAGGTCGTTTCGAGATCGCAGTCTCGAGCAACGAGGACCTTTCATTTGGTGATGTGAACGACGTGCGCTTCCTCTTTGTGAAGGCCGACGGCGATTTCGACCTGACCCTCGACGGTACGATCGGGCCCATCTCGTTCAAGCGTGCGTCTGCTGCCACAGGCTCGACGGCACGCTTCGGCGGCGAATGCGATATCGCATCAGCGAACATCGCGAATCCGTCGGCGACAGTTGTGCTCAAAGGCATATGGGCGGCGTACGGAGACCCGGCGTAGGTTCCGTGAAATATGAAACTGAGGATCGAAGCAGAACCGGGAGAGCTCGAGGAGAAGGCGCTCTCCGTGGTGAGACTTGTTGCAAGTAAACTTGCAAAAGCTGACCCACGTTTGCTCTTGGTGTCGAAGGCGCTGTGGAAAGCCGAGCTCGAGACTGCGAAGGTGATCGAGTTTCAGGGCATGTCCATCGCTATCGAGAATCCGGCAGGCTCGACGCGTCACTGGAAGGACGAGCTCTCGGGCCGAGAAGGTACGACCGTCATGCAGTTCCCATATGGGTACGTGCGGGGAACGCGCAGCGCCGACGGTGACAGCTACGACTGTTTTGTCGGTCCGGATCCGGACGCGTCATTTGTGTGGATCG